TAAAACCTGAAAGGGATCCGTATTTAACTAAAGCTCTTGAAGCTGCTAAATACACAATACCATCTTTAATATCAAATGATGATCAAACAAAAGCATCTGTTAAAGTATACACCACTCCTAACCAATCAATTGGTGCTGATGGTGTGAACAATTTAAGTTCAAAAGTAACTTTAACAATGTTACCACCTAATCAACCATTCTTTAAGTTTGGTGCTGATATGATTCAACTAAAACAAGAAGCTGAAGCTAATGGTGAAGATGCTAATGAAATAACTGAAAAGTTTAATAATGGTTTATCTATGATTGAATCTGAATTAATGGAAGATATTGAATCTACCAGTGATAGGGTTTGTTTAGGTGAAACAATTAAGCATGTTTTGGTTGCTGGTAATTGCATGGTTGTTGATGTATTAAAAGATGGTTTAAAATACTATCCACTAAATAGATATATTGTTAAACGTGATTATAGTGGAAATGTATTAAAAGCAATAACAAAAGAAACTGTAGGCTTTTCTGCTCTTCCTGAAGATGTTAGAGAAGCTTTAATTGAAAGATTAAAAACAAAAGAAAATAAACCTGATCTAGAAGCTACGGATTGTACTGAAAAAGAATTTGATTTATATACACAATTCTTACGTACTCCAAAAGCTTGGCTTGTATCACAAGAGGTTGAAGGATTACCTATTGAGAAGTCCAAAGGACGTTATCCAATAGATGTATGTCCTTTTATAGCCTTGCGATATACAAGAATTGATGGTGAAAGCTATGGTAGAGGTTTAATTGAGGAATACATTGGAGATATTTCATATCTTGATTCCTTATCCTTGGCAATTAGAGAAGCTTCTTTAGCAGCAGCTAAATTAATATTTCTCGTAAAGCCAAGTTCTATAGTAAAAGTAAAAGATTTAAGTAACACCAAGAATGGTGGTTTTGTTGTAGGTAATCCTGAAGATATAAAAGCTTTACAGGTTGAAAAATACTACGATTTAAACACAGCAAGACTAGAAAAAGAATCTATTGAAAAGAGATTATATAGAATATTTCTATTAGTACAATCTATTCAAAGAGATGCTGAAAGAGTTACTGCTGAAGAAATAAGACAAATGGTTAAAGATTTAGAAGAAGCTTTAGGCAACTTCTATTCAATCTTAGCAAAAGAATTTCAACTCAGTTATATAAAACTTAAATTCTTTCATTTAAGAAAGAAGAAAAAGAAAGCTATACCTGATCTAATAAGAGATCCTAATATCAAGCTAACAGTAACAACAGGATTAGAAGCACTTGGTAGAGGTTCAGACCTTAACAAGTGGTCAATATTCTTAGATATGATGGCTAAGTTTGCTCAATCTGCACAGCTTATTGGAGCTAAAACAGAGCCTCTAGCTAATATTGTTGCTGCTTCATTAAATCTTGATATTAAAGGTGTTATGTACACTGAAGAAGAAAAACAAAAGATGCAACAAGATGCTCAAAAGGCTGCACTAATGGATAAAGCAGCATCCCCACTAGCTAGTAAGTTTGGGGATATGATGCATACAAAATTAAAAGATAACTTACAGAATGGTCAACAACAACCAACAGAAGGAGAAACTGGACAAAATGGCTAAAAACGATGAACAACCACAAGTAACTGCTGAAGATTTGCAAAAACAACTTGATGAAATGACAGCTCAATTTGAAGCTAACAAAACTGCTAAAGAAGAAGCTGAGGCTAAAATTCAAGCTGCTGAAGATGCAAAAACAGAAGCTGAAGCAAAGGTTGCAGCAGCTGAAGCTAAGGCAATTGAAGATGCTAAATCTATTGAAACAGCTACAGCAATTGTTAATGATCAACAAACTAAACTTAATGCTATTGCAAAACGTGTAGTAGCTGAACCTAAATCCAAAGAAGAATTTGGAAATATGACAATAGTTACATATTAGTCAGGAGATAAATAATGAGTGTAGAAGAAGAAAACAACATACCAAATGGTAATTTGGAAGGTGCTGAGTCAAGTACTGAGCCAATTGTTAATGATTCAAATAATGAAATAACAGAACCTGTAGTCACAGAAACCCCTTCCACTGAGGTAACTGATCCTGTAGTAGAAACTACTCCACAGGATTATACAGCAATTACAGAACCAACAGCTGCACAACAAGCCCTTGAAGATAAGGGCTTTATTTATGCTGATTTACAAAAAGAATTTAATGAAAATCAAAACATTACAGATGCCACTAGAGCTAAATTAGCTGAAAAAGGTATTACTGATGATGTTATTGATAGCTACATTGAAGGTAGAAAAGCAGTTGCAGAACAAGAAACTAATAAAATAGCTGAAATTGTTGGTGGTAAAGAAAACTTAGATAAACTTGTTAATTGGGCTAAAGAAAATTTATCTGATGAAGAAAAAATATCAATTAATGGTATTACAGATAAAAATATTCTTACCTCAGTAATGAGAGATTTGGAAAGAAGAATGGTTGAAAAAGAGGGTATCACTCCTAATTATATAGGGGAAACTACTGGTGCAACAACACCTGCTATTTATGAATCACAGGCTCAGATGTTTGTAGATCTTAGAGATCCTAGATACAAAAATGATGAAGCATTTCAAAACAAGGTTATGAAAAAAATACAAGCAAGTAGATCAAACGGAATTGATCTAGGTTGTTAAGAAAGAATTAGGAGATTTAAACAAAAATGACAGTTGATGTTAATTTAACACGTTTAGGACAAAAGAATGTATCAGGAGCTACTGATGCCTTATTCAGAGATAAGTTTATCCCTGAACTATTATCTGCTTTTGACGAAAAAAGAGTAGTAAAAAATTATGTAAGAAGTAAGAGTATTGATTCAGGTAAATCTGCATCATTCCCTGTACTTGGTAAAACTGATGCAAAGTATGTATTGGCTGGTGAAACTTTACTAGGAAACCAAACAATTGCTAAAAATGAAGTAACCATCAATATGGATCCATTCTTGGTTTCTGATATTGAGATTGCTGAAATTGATACTTTGTTGACAAACTTTGATGATAGAGAATACATCAAACTTGAAATGGCTAGAGCTTTGGCTAATGCTGAAGATAAACAATTGCTACAAACTGGTTGCTTGGCAGCTCGTGCAGCTGGGATTGTTTCAGGTCGTTCAGGTGGTTCTCAAATCCATAGTGTTGGTTGTGATATGGATGGGGCATTGCTAACAGCTGCTATCTACAAAGCTGGTGTAACTTTTGATGAAAAAGATGTACCGGAAGAAGATAGAGTTGCTTTTGTACGTCCATTGCAATATTCACTAATGGCACAAGTAGACAAAAACACTAACCAATATTTAGGTGGTGGAGGTATCTACTCTGAAGGTACAACTGGTAAAATTAATAACATTCAAATTATTAAAACTAACCACTTGCCAAACTCAAACATCTTAGCTGGTACCGGAGTTCAAGCTAACAACATTTACTACGGAGACTTCTCAAATACAGCTGCTCTTGTTATGAACAGACAAGCTGTTGGTACAGTTTCTAGAAAGAATGTTACAGTTGAAGCTTCTTGGGATCCTCGTAGATTGTCTTGGTTGCTTACTGCAAGAGTACTTCAAGGACATGGTATTCTACGTTCTGATTGTGCTGTTGAAATCATGAAAAACGCAGCAGTTTAATTTATAAACAAATAACTTTAGGGGTGGATTAATTTCTACCCCTTTTTTTAATTATTACAGATAGGAGAGATATGACCACTAAATTAGAGTCCGTTAATACAATGCTTTCCTGCATAGGACAAGCACCAATAAACACGCTTGAAGGTACTAAAAGTTCAAATATAGTATCAGCAGAAAACATACTAAATGATGAAGTAGAAAATGTGCAATTATCAGGCTGGGATTTTAATACAGAAGAAGATTATCCCCTATTACCTGATCAAGATGGTTTTATTAAATTACCATTAAACACATTAAACCTAAAAGTTGAAGATACTTATTATGCAAATCAATACAGCATAAGAGGTACAAAACTGTATGACAAAATAAATCATACATATAAAATCGATAAACAATTGAAGGCTAAAATTATATTCAAACTTGAATTTGAAGATCTTTCAACAGTAGTTCAAAAATACATAACAATGTCAGCAGCAAATAAGTTTGTTAAAAGAGCATTAGGCTCTCAAACTACTTATGCTTATACAATGGAAGATTTAGCTGAAGCTAGAGCTGCAATGTTAAAGGCTGAGATTACTGATGGAGAATATAGTTTTATACCTGAATTTCAAAATGGTGAAATAAGGAAGAGTTTATGAGCTTAGTACAAGAAACTATACCAAACTTTATTGGTGGAGTTAATCAACAACCTGATAGATTAAAGTTCACTAACCAACTAAGAACACAGAAAAACTGTTTTGCATCTCCTGTTGATGGCTTGTTAAAAAGACCACCTACAGAGCATATTGCTAAACTTATGAGTGACAAATTAGTAAATTCTTTCACTCATACTATAGTAAAAGAAGATGAAAAATATAAAGTGATTCTTACCGGTAGTGATTTGAAGGTGTTTGATTTAGCTGGAAATCCAAAAACTGTTTCATTTCCAAATGGTAAAGATTATATCACAACTGATAGTGCCTTAAATAATTTAGGTGCAGTATCAATTGGTGACTATACATTTATCCTAAATAAGACAAAAATAACAAGTCTAAAAGATGATTTATATATAAATAATTTTGCTAGTTCAGCATTGATTTTTGTACGTCAGGGAGATTATTCCTGTGATTATAAAATAAAAATTAATGATACTGAAGTAGCTACATATTCCTCAAACTCAACAGATATTGCTACAACAAAAACAACAACAATTGCAGCTGATTTAAAAGCTGATTTAATAGCAGCAGCATCATTACCAGCTGCTAAATGGTCAATATCTGCAATGAACTCAGTAATATTAATTAAAAATATTGCTAATGAAGATTTTAAAATAAGTGTTTCAGATAGTAATGGTGATAGAGATATTTATTGCTTTTATAAAGAAACATCAACCAAGGCAGAATTACCCCTTGTTTCCCCTGATGGTTTTATCTTAAAGATAGTAGGTCAGGATAGCAACAAGGCAGATGATTACTTTCTAAGATTTAAAACAACTGATGGATCTACATTTGGACAAGGTGGATGGCAAGAATGCCCTGCACCCAACATTAAATATAAAATAGATGCTACAACAATGCCTCATGCTCTTATCAGACAGGCAGATGGTACATTTAAGTTTGATGTTTTAGATTGGCAAAATAGATTAGCTGGTGATGAAGATTCAGCTAAAACACCTTCATTCATTGGTAATACCATTAATGAAGTTTTAACACACAAAGGTAGATTAGCTTTTCTATCTGTTGATAAATCAATCTACAGTGATGTTAATGATATATTCTCATTCTTTAAACAAACAACTTTAACAGAATTAGATTCAGATCCTATTGATGTTAATTCAAATTCTAAGATGGTAGATTTAAAACACTCTATTCCTTATGCTGGTGAATTAATATTAATATCTGAAACCTCAGAATTTACAATCAAGGGTGATAGTATTTTCTCAAGTAAAACTGTATCTATTGATTTAGTTATGGAATATGAATGTTCAAAATATTGTAAACCAGTGGGTGCTGGTAATACTGTATTCTTTCCTTTTGAAACTGGTGCTTATGCTGGTGTAAGGGAAATCTATACAACATCCTCATATACAATTGATGCTAACAACATTACAACTCAAGTACCTAATTATATTCCTACAGGTGTTCACAAGATGGCTGTATCAACTTTAAACAGCTTACTTTGCTTGTTATCTTCTAATAAGAAAGATACAATTTACACTTATAAGTATTATTATACAGAACAAGGAAAAATACAAAGTAGTTGGGGTGAATGGTTATTTGAAGATTGTGAAATACTAAATATGGATTTCATACAAAATATCTTATATTTAGTTGTTCAATATTCAGATGGTGTTTATTTAGAAAAGATAGATTTAACTTTAACTAAAAAAGATGCTGTTGGTTTTAAAACCTTACTTGATAGAAAAATATATACAAATGCTGGTGTTTTTAATGGTGTGAATACTGTTATCACTCTCCCTTATATTCCTGTAAATGATGTTATGGTAATTGATGATAGAGGATTCAACATTGAAGTACTCTCACAAGCAACAAATACAATAACAATTGCTGGGGATTATTCAAATAAAAACCTAATAGTCGGCTGTAAATACACAGCTGAATGTGAATTACCTACTCTTTTTGTAAGAGAACAATCAGGTACTTCTATAAAAGTTAAAGAAGGTGTTTTAATGCTTAGAGATTTAACTCTAAGTTATGTAAACTCAGGATACTTCAAAGCTTTGGTTACTCCTTTATATGGAGATACTTCAACTTATGAATTTACTGGTATTAAGCTTGGAACACCAACTGCACAGTTAGAACAGATACCAATTAGTGATGGTAGTTTTCTAATTCCTATTCTTGCTAAAAATGATGAAGTGACTATTACTCTAGTTAATGATAGTTATCTACCTTCATCCTTTATTGCTGCAAGTTGGGAAGGTGATTTCACCGTTAGAGGGCAATAATATTAATGGTAATAATAAAAGAAGCTACAGTCGATGATGCTATTAGTTTAGCATCTCGGCTTAGGGCTGATGATGTAGAAGAATTAAAAGGCTTAGGAAGTACTCCTGAGAAAAGTTTATTAAATGGGTTTATTTATTCGGAGCAAGTTTATTCAGTATGGTTAAATAACAAGGTTATTACTATGTTTGGAGTAACGGAGATTCCTAATACAAAGAATGGTGCAATTTGGGCTTTAGGTTCAGATGAACTATTTTCAATTCCAATTACCTTTGTAAAAGAAGGTCGAAAATGGATAAAACATTTTCTTAAAAGTTATGATGCGGTGGGTAATATTGTTGATTGTAGAAATACTCTACATATTAAATGGTTAAAACACTGTGGTGTAACTTTCTTAAATACGATAACAATCAATAATTTAGATTATTTACAATTTATAAGGACTAAATAATATGTGTGATCCAAGTGCAATGGCGGTAGCTAGTGTTGCTACAACAATAGGAAGTTCTGCTGTAAATTATTTAGGACAAAGTAAAGCAGCAGGTCAACAAGAAGAGTATAACTCTCAAATGTCAGCAGCTAATGCTGAATACAAATTATTAAATGCTCAAGCTACCCAAACAGCGTACTTGGAAGAGATGCACATGTCAGGGATAAGAGAGCAAGAGGATTCTGAAGCAACAGAAGTATCTAATCAACAATCTTATATTCAAAATATGCAAGCTAAAGCAACAGCTCAAACATCTGCTGCTGAAGGTGGAGTTACAGGTAATTCTATTCAATCCCTGTTTGCAGGTTATGATAGAGCAAATGCAACAAATGACTATATAGCTTCAAGAAACCTTCAACTAAAGGGCTTACAATCACAAGAACAAATGAAAGCATATCAATCTAAAGCTATAAGCTCAATTAATATGGCACAACAATATGTACCTACACCTGTTATTCAACCTTCATTGGGTGCTAACTTGTTAGGTGGAATTGGTACTGCTTTGACAACTTATAGTAATTACACAACACAAGCGGAACAATCTGCTTATCACAGAGCGATGGGGAGGAATATGCTATAATGGCAGATCAAAAAAGAATAGCTCCTGATGCTATACAAACCGGTCAGCTTGTACCTGAAGCAGCCCCTACAGATACTAAGGTGCAATATCAACCTAGAGCTGTAGCACAGCCTGATTTGACACAAGCTAAAACAATGATAGATACTGCTGAGGGTGTATTAAAATTCTCTCAAGGTGCTTTAGCATTTGATAATGTATTGAGAACACAAGCAGTAGATACAGCTACAACAGCTTATGATATGACAGAGGCTAATGCTTCTAATAAAAAAGATTGGAAAGATGTATCACAAAACTTACATGGGATGGCTAAATGGAATCCTTATGTACAAGATTCATATAAATCACTTGTAGCTAAAGATGTTTTTGAAAAAGGTATTTTAACCTTAGAAGGAACACCAAACTTAGAAACTAAATCTCCACAAGAAGTGGAAAAGATGGTTACAGATATTAAAAAAGGTATCTATGGTGAGTTAAATGAATCAGGATTACAACCTTCTAATTATGAAAAATATGTTAGTAGCTTTGATGATTATGTTGCAGGTAAACTACAGAAACATGCTTCAGCTAATGCTGAGTATGTCTATACAAAATTAGCAATACCTAAAATGTCACATCAAGCTGGTTTAGATCTTATTAATGGGAACTATTCAACAGATCCTATTGAAAAAGAACAACAAATGACTGCATCTTTGCAGAAAACAGTTGATAATCTTAATTCTACTGGTGTTCCAATAACGGATCAAGCTTTAATACTTAAATCAGCACTTCACCAATATATTGGATATGATCCAACTGGTGCTAAAGAATCTCAAATTATGTCAGCTATGGCTAATGTAAAACTAGGAGATGCTCAACCTCAAGAAGTTGTAGCTCCTGCTACTGCTGATGATGCTAAAGAAGCTACACCGATTAGTGCTGATGGAACTGAATCAACAACCCCTGTAGATGCTACTTTGCAAACTGGTGTAACAAAACCAGCTACAAAAACTAATAGCTTATCTATATTTGACATTGATCCTACTTTTAGAGATACATTACATAATGATATAAAAGCAGCTAAAGATGAAATATATGAAGATAAGGTAAGAGATTATAACTATAAGGAATTGGATAAAAAAATCAAAGTTGAAGATGCTTTAACAGAACTTGTTAAACTTCAAATGTCTTTTGGAAACAATCCTACACCTCAACAACAACAACAATTAAAATCAATGGCTGTGACACTAACTCAACAAGGTGGACTATATACAGAATATGGTAATCTGCTTGGTTCATTGAATACTGTGTCAGGTCAACAATCTAACTTACTATCATCAAATACAGATGCAAATACTTATAATAGATTAATGATAAAAGCTTATGATAAAACTCTTACAAAGGGAGATATTTTAAGTGGAATGAATAATGGATTATTGAGTTCTGCTTCAGCTAAAGATTTAATGGGAATGAGAGAAGGTAATATAAAAGAGGGTGAACAAGATGCTTATGCAATAGCTAATGTTTATTCTAAAGGTGTTGATACTTATTTAACATCTCCTGAAGGTAAAAGAATGACTCCTGAATCTGTTTCTCAAATAGAAAATGAACGTAATCAGGCTATGGTTGAAGTTATAAAAACAAAAGATTATAAAAAATTCAATACCAAGATGGAAAAATTATATACACTGGCTCCAAAACTTGAACAAATGAAGACACAACAAAAAGGTACTGTACAAAAAATAGTAACAACCGGAAAACCTGTAAAAGGTGCTAATGATGAATATTTAATTAAAAAACTTAATTTTGTACAACCTCAAAGTATTACTTCAAAAGGTTCTCAATATAAATATACAAATGATACAAAAATAACTTCATACGTAGGTCAAAGAGTTGCACCAAAAGCTGGTGCTTCAACATGGCACAAAGGATATGATGTAGCTGCTCCTGAAGGTTCTTTGATTAAAAATAAAATAGGGAATGGTAAAGTAAGTGCAATGGGCTATGAAAAAGGCTGGGGAAACTATATTGTAATTGATTATGGTAACAATAGACAAGCTTTATATGGTCACTTATCTGCTTATAAAAAGGGAATAGGTGTTGGTTCAACTGTACGAACTAATGATACATTTGGCTTTGTTGGACACAGTGGAAATACTACTGGAAATGAAGTACACACAGAGTTTTGGAAAAATTATACAATAGTTAATGCAACGGACTATTTTAAAGGGAGTAATATTTAATGGATAATGAACAAAGAACACTAGGCTACACTGATAAAGAGTGGCAGGACTTTGAAAATGCTCAACCGCTAACACAAGAACAAACTAATCAATTAGGGATTGCAGAACCTATAGGACAAACTCAGGATGTTAAACCTCAAGAGGCTAATCCTAATCCTAGATCTGTAATGCCTAATGTACAACCGGTACAAGAACAAGCAGGATCTAAAAAACCTAATATGGCTTTAGATGTTGTAGGTTCAATCGGACAAGGTATGGTTGATGGTGTTCAAGATTCAATTAATGGTATGGATGTATTTAACAAAATACCTGAACTTAACTATACATTATATAAACCACAAACACAAGTTGGTGATGTTACAAAAACATTAACAAAATATCTTACCGCAGGAGCTTTATTTATTGCACCGACAGGTAGAATAGGTACAGCTCTTAAAGGTATAAAAGGCTTAGAGATGGCTGGTGCTGCACTTGAAGGTGCTGAATTATTTAAAACAGCTGAAGGTGCTAGTAAACTTGCAAAGGCAGGAGCAGCAATAGGTAATATTACCATTGGCAACAGTGCCAAGAACTTTATTGGTATGACTGCTGCTGATTACTTTGCATACACACCTGAAGATGGTCACTTAGCTGATACAATTCAGGCTTATCCTCAACTACAAAACCCTTTAACAGAGTTTCTATCTGCTAAGGCTGATGATACAATAGTAGAGGCTAAATTAAAGAATGTTATTGAGGGATTAATATTATCTCCTGTAGCTGGTTTAGTTTCTCATGGTCTTGGTAAAATAGCTGGTGCTACAGTTGAAAAACTCAAAGGTGCTAAAGCTGTAGCTAATGCTGCAACTGAAGAAGAAATTAAAGCCGGATTACAGACAAGTGCTAATGCTGATATTGTTTTAGATAACTTTAATAAAAATACTGATATATTAAAAACAATTGAAGAATCAGCAGATCAAGCTGATGAACTTGGTTTGGATCCTCATGAATTATTGAGAGATAAACTACCAACAGACCAGCTAGAAGAAGCTGATAAATTACTTACAGCACATCAAAATGGGGATTCATTTCATGTTAATGATGATGGTTCTCTATCTATTGCTGTAACTAAATGGGAAGATGCTCACAAAGTTAGCAAGGAAGAATACAAAACACAAATTCAAGAACCAATACAAGAAATGGACACTGCATTTAAACAAACGCTAGTTGATCGATCTGTGATTGGTGAGAATGAAGATGTATTTGCTAAACAAAAATCAATAAACAAAGTTGTTGATCACTACAAAGAAAAATGGGATATGCCTAATAAAGTAAATGTAGAAATGGTTGATGGACTTAAAAGTAAAGGTGAAGCTATTGAGGGTGTTACTAAATTTAATACTAAATCAAGTAACATCACAATTAAGATAGATCAAAACTCACCTAATAAATATGCTGTTTTAAGATCTGAACTTGAACATGCTAGAGATTATGCTAAAGGAGATTATAAAAATCTACCTGAAGGTCAACATTTCTCAAGATATGATGGTTCAAATGAAACGGAGATGGCTAGTGACTATTTACACAAGAAATCTACCTCAAAAGCAGTCAGAGATGGTGTTTTAGCACAACCTACAGAAGCCCCTGTATTGAAAGATACTCCTACTGAAGGTGTAAGTACACCAACAGGTGAAATAAAACCTCTTAAAGAGGCTCCTGTAGAGGCAAATCCTGAGCAATTACAACTAAATTTCACATCTACTGATGAATTAGCTGATGCTGTTGTGAGTGGTGCTGTAAAACCAAAAACTACTCAAGATATTGATAAACTTTTGGATGCTACAGCAAATATCACAAAATCTACTGAAGATGTTACTCAAAAAGGTAACAGAACATTCAAAGGATTAGCAAATGAAGGAGATCAAGTAGCTGTAGCGTTGGAAAAGATAAAGAATGTTTATGGTGTTGATTCACCTGAATTTAAACAATCTCTAGCTTTAAATGATGCTCAACTAATTGAAAAAGTAGGAACAAGACAGGCTGCTAGAACTGAAATAATTGGTAGTTTAACTGATAAAATTAAAAATATTAGTGAAATAACTACCGATGAAGAAAAAGCTCAAACCATTGATTTACTTTATAACTTAACTAAAACAGATAAAGTTGTAGGTTCTAAGATGGGTATGGTTCTTAATGAACGAAAATTAACTAATTCAGCATTGAAAAGCTTTGTTGAAGATGGTTTAACATCTGATATGATTCAAAATGGTGATGTTTTAGCTAAACACTTAACAGAAAGCTTTAACAAAACACTGGAAAGCTTCTTTACAACTGGTAAAAATCCTTCTAGTAAAGAAATGGTACAGAAAATGTTACTTTCTATGAAAGAAGCTAAACAAATTCCTGATGAATTACTTAGAGATGTAAAATTCATGAAGAAAATAGAATCTAGTATCATAGATATGAATAAAGTGGGTAGAGGATCACTATCAGAAGCTGAATTTGATGCTAAACTACAATCTAAATTTAAGAGTGCTTTATATTCTGATATTTATGATGATGTAGCTGAAGCTTTAAAGTTAGCTGATCCTAGTGCTGATGCTCAAAAAGAAACATTAAAAACATTCTTTAACACAAAAGTTAGAGGATACTATATAAACAACTTATTATCTTCTCCTGTAACCTCAATGAAAAACATCTTATCAGGATTTATCAATATGGCTTTAAATCCTATGACTAAAGCTGTTGCTGGTGCTACAAGTGATCAAAAACAACTTGTAACTGAAGCTGCTGATATGATGGCAGGTTATTTAAGAGGATTTAATGAATCCTTTAATCTTGGTGTGAGAGCATTTAAAGATGGTAAAGGTAAAATGGTTAGCTTTGGTAAAGATACCTTAGATATGAAAGAAATAACTGATGGCATGGCTAAAGTTTCTGATACTCCAAATAATATATTCAATATTATTGGTAATTGGACAGGTAAAGCCCTTGAGTTTCCTTCTAAATTCTTAGGTGCTACAGATGAAGCTATGACACAAATGAATTATAGATCACTTGCTTATGCTAAGTCAATGAAAGCTGCTAGACAGGAATTTCAAAACTTAGGACAAGCTATTGATTCTGATACTTTGATGAATAGAGCTGAACAAATATTCAAGAATGAGATGTTTGATAAAGATGGAATCCCTATGGATACAGATTTATTATATGAATCTAAAAAAGGTATCTATCAAAACAATCTAAGTGGACAAATAACAGATAGAGCAACCGGCAATGACATGCAAATGGAACAAGCTGGTTTATTTATGAAATTTGGTAAAACACTTGAAGGTTTTGGTGAAGGTTTCAGATGGTTTATGCCATTTATCAGAACTCCTATGAACATTGGACAACAAACTTTAGATTATTCAGCTTTTGCTTTCCTTGATCCTGCAACACAGTATGCATTAAAACAAGGTGGTGAAGAAGCTGCTATGGCTAAAGCTAAAGTTATGATTGGTACAGGTGCTGTTTTAAGTTCTGTTATGTTAGGTACTTCAGGTAAAATTACAGGAAGTTTACCAACAGATAAGCAAGAAGCTAAGGCATTACTTGCTTCAGGATGGCAACCATATTCAATTGTTGGTAAGGATGCTGAAGGTAATACAACTTATACTTCTTATCAAGGTCTTGAACCAATTGCTACATTCTTAGGTATTGGTGCTGATTTTGCATCTGCTGCTGGAAATATGGCACAAGGTGATTTTAATAAAGCAGCTAACAGAGCATTAAGCTCAATTGTGTTAAACCTAACAAACAAAACTTATCTATCTCAGGTTGTGGGGCAGTTAGAGATATTAAACGTAACTTCAGCTGAGGATATGACTGGTAAAATACAGAAAACACTTGGTAGAACTGCTAAAGGTTTCTTACCTTTATCCGGTGGTCTTACTTGGCTTGAGAATACTGGTGAACTTAAAAACACTAGAAACTTCTTAGATGTTGCTAAAAATAATTATCCATTCTTGGATGCTATTGGTAATCCTATTGAACCTAAAAGAAATGCTTTTGGAGAAATTGAGAAAGCTTATTTAGTTAAAACAGGATTCAGACAATTGAAACAAGGTCATGAACCTGAAGATATGGAATTATCAAGATTGGCTGAACAAGGCTATACACCTATAACACAAAAAGTAAATCTTGTTGATAACATAAATCTTACTGATTATAGGGATCCACAGACTAAGCAATCAGCTCAGGACAAAATAACTGAATCTATGGGAACTGTTACTATTGGTGGCAGAACACTTAGAGAAGCTATTAGAGATACTGTTAAGACTGCTTATTATCAAGGACTTCCTGATGGTGTCAATGAAGATGAAGATCAATTAAAACAATCAAAAAGAAAAGAACTTAATAGTGTTTTCAGAGAATATTTAGAAGCTTCTCGTGATGATGTTGTAAGATCTAACAATTTTATTGATAAAGCTGGAATAAATCTTCAACAAGCTAAAACAGAATGGGATAGAAGTAAATATATAAATTACAGACAACAGGGTATGTCCGGCACTGCTGAACAACTTAATAGTTTGTTTTAATACAAAATAAATAAAGGAAAAATATGAGTTTAGCAAAATATTCTACTACATATAATTCAGGGGATCCGATTTTTCAGATCCCTTTTCCTTATATTAAAAAGGATTATATTGAAGTATATATAAATGGAACACAAACAACTGCTTTTAGTTGGTTAAATGAAGGCTCAATAAGACTTGATGTTAATCCTGTAAGTGGTTCAAAAGTTTTAATTAAAAGAAATACAAATAAAATAACTAGGGATGTAGTTTTTACAAACCTAACTATATTGGATAAAGATAGTCAAAATATATCAGCAGAACAAGTATTTCACATGGTTCAAGAGGATTTTGACAATAACGAAGATTTTGTTAAAATAACAAGCACAGTTTCTGATAGTTTGGCTGAAATTGCAGATCAAGTAGTTGTAGCAACTGAAAAAGTAACTGAAGCAGAAGCTGCTGCTGATACTGCAACGACTCAAGCTAACCTTGCTGTAACTAAAGCACAAGAGGCTGTAGCTTCAGCTGCTAGTTTATCAGATGGAACAGAAACTATTAAAGGTAGAGTTAGATATTCTACATCTGTGGAAGCATTGGCTGGAACAAATGATGATTCAACAATGACTCCTTTGAAAACAAAAGCATTCATGGATTATATGGATTTAATTTGGCATAATACAAAAGCTGAATATAAAGATTTTCTCATTTCAGGTTCTACAAAATCAGCAATCAAAATAAGAAAAAATACATATATTAAATGTAATTTATCAAACAAAGATTATAAACTAAGACAGCTTGTAGATTTAGAGTTTGATGCTATTGCAAAGCTTGATACTGGAACAGCACTTGTTGCAGCTAAAGATTATTCAGTCTATTTAATTGAAAATGCAGCTAGTAATAATGGATTAGATTTTAAAGTATCTTTAAATGGTACATATCCAACAGGGTACACAGCGATTAACTCATATAAGATTGGTGGATTCCATACTTTATGTGTAGCTGTTACTTCTGCAAATGCTCCGGCATTGGTTGATACTAACCTTTGGGCTTCACATCCTGCGATTGGATACAATGCTGGTGATATTATCCCTAATTCAATTTGGACTTTACTTCATAGACCTATTTCAAACCCTAATGGTATGGCTTATGTTGATAAAATCAATTTATGGGTGGATATTTATTTACAAAGTGGAACTGGATTATTAACTGCTTCTGCTTTTGGTGCTACAACAACTGATACAAGAACTCAAATTCAACATCAATGGGATATGGCTTTAGTAAATAAGAAACTTGCTACTGATAACAACTTCTTAGTCTTTGCTGAAGGTTCAAATCAGAAAACAAATATATTTGGATCTGTTGATGTTGTTACAACTGGTGGACACTTAGATACATCCAGTAAACGTATGATCTCAGGATATTTCATTGAAGATTGCTGTGGATTCCTATGGCAATGGCTAGATGAAATTGCTGCTAATGGTGGTTCAGGATGGGTTGCTTATGGTGATGAAGCCACAAGAGGTCAATCTTATGGAATGCCTTATTGTCTTTTGGCGGGTCGTGCTTGGGATGGTGCTACTTCTTGCGGTTCTCGGTCTCGTAATGGTAATGCTGTGCGTTCTGCTGTTGATGCTAGTTTCGGCGGTCGTGGTGTGAGCCTTTCAATGTTTAAATAATTAATAAATAAAATTCAGGTTATGAGTTATGTAAAAAAAGACAGTCTTTTAGCAGGTGGTAATTGGGATAATGCTACTTCTTGCAGTTCTCAGTCTCGTAATGGTAATAATGTACGTTCTACTGTTAATGCTAATATCGGCAGTCGTGGTGTGATACGGATACTCTGCGAATACTTAGCAATATTCGTAGGAGTTTATTTGGCTGAACTCATAACCTTGTCCTTGGGGCAAAATACAAAACTCAATGGAGTGTAGATTCTTATTAGTAAAGCAATTGAAAGTGAGAGGATTTGGTAAGGAAAAGAACAGCAACAAGAGTTAAAAAGAGACTTCCAGCTTTAGTTAGGAAGTTTAAAAATGAGGAACTATCTCAGGATAGATTCAGATCTTGCATTGAATCCACACTTGGTTGGATTAAGTGGGCTGATACTCATAATTTCCAACTAAAAACAAAACTATTAGAAATGAAAGAAATGGCATATAGTCAGGAGAAATAAATGTATATATTAAATACAAAGCAAGATTATCTAAATTGCTTGGAGCTTAATCCTAGTGATACTAAATCAAGGCTTCAGAATTTATTAGATAATCGCTTTAATTGGTTTGATGTAGCTGTACTAGCAACTGCTGATAACGCTGTTATAGATGCTACACACAGAATTATTGGTAGTGATGAATTACTCTATCAAGAATATAAAGAAGATTCTAATGCACTTATGTTTGGGCTGGGATTCACTGTTGAAGAGATAGAAGGATTAATAAATGGATAATGTTAAATTAAGATTTGATTCATCAACAGGAAAAGTTGGTAAAACATATCCTGAATCTATGGATGTTGCAGAACCATACTTGACAATAACAGTTGAACAAAGCAATGAAATAAGCTCACAAGCAGATAAAGTTTTCTTTGTTGTTGCCGGTGAATTAACATCTAAAAACAAAGCTGATATAGAAGCTGAAGAATCTATACAAAAACAAAAAGAAATTAAAAGAGCTGAATTACAAAATCAAATTGATGAACTTGAAAAGTCACAAGCTAGACCTCTAAGAGAATTAAGACTAGATACTACAAATCAATATTCACAAGCTAAATTGGTTGGTATTGATAATCAGATTGTAAACCTAAGAACACAAATTAAGGAGATAAATTAATGGAAATATTTATGATGATATTTGGAATAGTAGAACCCTTCATAGCTAAACTAATTGAAAGTAAGGTTGTACCTTTACTTAAACGTAAAGCTTATGAAAGATTGCATGGCTTTGCTGAAGATGTTGCTACAGATTTGGTAAATCTAAAAACTAAATCAACTAATGAAACTAACCCTGTTAAGAAACTAGCTTATGATGAAGGTCTTAAACTTGGTTCTGAAACACTAAGAGCTGTTGGTAATATGTTGATTCAAGCTTCTGATGAACTAGATAAATAAAGCTTATGACAAAGAAGCAAATTGCACAACTTACAGTATTGATAGTTCTTGTCAATGCTCTTATAGGTGCAGGATTCTTTGTTACATATCCATCTATGACTGCATACGCTGTCTCTAAAGACACTATGCAGTTAGTCTTGGATGGAATCAATGGAACAAATAAAAGATTAGACACAATGAATGAACGGTTAGACAAATTAGCCGATAAATAGAGGTAAATATGAGTTATAAAGATTATTTAATAAAAGCAAAAGATATAAAAATATCAGATCATTTTTCTCTGTATGATGTTGCTCATTCAGACACAGCAGAAAAAAATAATATTGATAATACACCGTCAGCAGCAATACTTGCTAATGCGGTGTTTCTAATCAAAAAGGTCTTAGAACCTATCAGGATTCACTTTAATAAACCTGTAATAGTAGATTGTATTTATAGATGTAAAGCAGTAAATGACAACATGGGTATAGACCCTAAAACTAAAAAAATAATTAAAGGTGCATCTAACAGTCAGCACTTGTTTGGACAAGCTGCGGATATTTACATCAAAGGAGTTTCAAACTCAGATATTGTAAACTACATCCGCACTAACTTAGACTTTGACCAATGCATATTAGAAGCTTCATGGGTTCATGTTTCCTTTAAAACAAAAGGTAACAGAAAAGAAGTTTACAGATGTGTTAATGGTCAATACATAAAGATTTAGAGGATAAATATATGGAACAAGAGAGATTACTTTACAATGGCTTTGTAGAAGTTCTACTTGAAAAACTAAAACAAGGTAAAGATATTTCACCTAAAGATTTAGAAGTAATACAGAAATTTCTAGCATCACAGAATATTGGTGCAGATCCTGTTAAACATACTGGACTTAATGAATTATCTACAAAGGCTAAAAGTACTTTAGATTTACCTTTTGAAGAGGAAGATCAACTCCCACTAAAAAGGGTTAAATAAATATAACAATGGAAATATTAATAGATTCTATTCAGAGGGAGAAGTTAAGGAATAACTTTAAGAACTATTTATACGTTGTTTTCAAACATATTAACCTACCTAATCCAACACCAATTCAATATGCTATGGCAGAAGAATTGATGTATGGAGAATCAGATATTGTTATTGAAGGTTTTAGAGGTGTTGCTAAATCTACAATTACCGGTATTTATTCTTCTTGGTTATTAGATAGAGATCCTGAGAATGAACAACTACTAACAGTATCAGCAAACCAAACTGAAGCTATTAAGTTCATGAAATTTACTAGAAACTTAATAGAGGTTGTACCTTTTCTTAATTACCTTAGACCTAATCCACAGCGTAATCAACGTGATAGTGCTTTGCAGTTTGACGTTGCACCTGCTGTAACAAGGATTCAACCATCTTGTAAGGCATTAGGTATCTTTGGACAATTAACAGGTAACAGAGCAACAACTATTATTGCTGATGATGTGGAAACATCTGAGAATTGTGATACTCAAGTTAAAAGAGAGCATATTGATGCTTCATTATCTGAGTTTAGACAAATACTCATACCTCAAGTTGGTAGATTGTTGTTCTTGGGTACACCACACACAGAAGTATCCATCTATAATAAGTTGTATGAAAAAGGATGTAAGGTAAGAATCTTTCCTATTAAATATCCGACACCTCAACAACAAGATAAATATGGAGATAAACTAGCACCATACATAACTGAGAAGCTAATTGAAGATCCTTTGTTAGCTGATAAACCTACAGATCCTTTAAGATTCAATGAGAATGAAATATTAAAGTTAGAGGCTGAAGGTAGAAGTAAGTTTGCTATGCAACAGATGTTAGACACGACATTATCAGATATAGAACGGTACCCGTTAAAATGCTCTGATCTTATCGTGACTGATCTAAATAAAGATATGGCACCTGAGAAGATTGCTTATGGTTCAGCTCCATCACAAATATTAAAAGATATTCCATGTTGTGGTATTGCTAATGATAGATACTATTCACCTATTGTTATTCCTGATACTAAATGGTTGCCATACACAACTAAGGTAATGGCAATAGACCCTTCAGGAAGAGGGAAGGATGAACTTGCCTATACAACCTTAGGAGTTCTTAACTCACAGCTCTTCTTGCTCAAGCAGGGAGGCTTACAGGGTGGTTATAGTGCTGATAACTTAGTTGCTATAGCTAAGATGGCAAAAGAATATAAGATCAATGATATGGTTATTGAAAGTAACTTTGGTGATGGTATGTTCACTACTTTGTTGGAACCTGTGTTAAGAAAGATTCATCCTTGTAATATTGAAGAAATAAGACACAATACACAGAAGGAAAGAAGAATCATTGATACTCTTGAACCTGTTATGAATCAACACAAGTTGGTGGTTGATAAGAGGGTTATTCTCGATGATAGAGAGAGTATTAAAGGCTATCCATTGGAGAAACAGCAGCAGTACTCTTTGTTTTATCAGTTGACTCGGATTACCAAAGATAGAGGCTGCTTACAACATGATGATAGATTAGATTGTTTAGCTATGGCTGTGGCTCGTTGTTTAAGTTTATTGAACTTAGATGTTGAAGAGCTAATTAAACAAAGGCTTGAAGAAGAATTTGATGCTGAGATTGAAAGAGTATTTGGTACTGATTATTCAGATAAGATTGAACCTAACTGGATGAACTTCTGCTAGTAAAATTTTGGTAGAATTTTCTGAGAGGGTATACGTAGAGAGAGCGTGGGCAAGATCCCCCATAGGGTGCCGTATATTATGCAGATCAAGAGGGATAAAATCAATCATAGCTGTGCTTTACATAAAATACTATGTTTTATGTAATGAAATATTCTAGTATTAGATACAATTATATATTGTTAAATATGTATGTGCATTTATTTGTATGTACATATTTTTTCATTATTAAATATTTTTATCTAAAATACAAATAAACACTTGACTTAATCTGAAAACTATGTTATACTAATATAGTAATCAGGTTAATCAATACCGGACAGCATGAGCCACTGAATAAACAAGGCTATAACATAAGCGGTAATAGATCAACTAACTACAATATATCACAAACAACAGTTTAAAACGTATTACAACAGCATACAACAACAGCTAAAGCACAAGAGGCTTGACTTGTAATGCTTAATTAAAGGAGATTACTACAATGGAATTAGAAGAAAGAATTATTAATACATCTGTAATGATATTTAAATATCAAAAAGGTATAACAAGCCATTCTCTTGAATCTAACATTAGAAGAAATATTAAAGAAATAGTAGATGAATTAGAAAGTCCTATTTTCAATTGGCTTGGTATGCATGGAATGATCGATAGTATCTTAGAGATTAAGCCTGACTACAACAGGGCTGATGTTTATTCTAATTTCACTGATTTATATGAAGTTGATGAAATAACTGATAACTTTAATAATATGTTAGGTGGTGGTCAAATATTCGGCTCGGCTGTAACTGATGAAGATGTACTAGAATTTATATTAAAACTAAAGTGTAAGCAATGCAATCAAGATACTTACTTTATGAATATTGTCAATGAATTAGTAAATACATACGTAACACTTTGTCAGAGTGATTTGCAAGAGTTAAACACAATTATTATAAACTTTGAGTTATTAAAAGATTTAAATCATTATAATGGTAATTTTTTACATGATTATGTTGATATAGACCCTGACAACATAAATGAAATTGTAGAACAAAGATGTACAACATTAGTAGCATAAAAGAAGTAAAAGGAGATTACTACAATGGCAGATGATGAAATTATTTATTCAGATAGAATTATTGCTCTATCTCAACACTTAGAAGTAGAACCCGATGAACTTAATGAAACTAGCTATAATGAACAAATTATAGAATATGGCAATCAAGAATATTTGGTTGTTGATGATAGTGAAGCTGATGATGCTTGGGATGAAGATTTGGAAAACTTTATTGATGATTGTGTTCTTTATGAAATACCTGAACAATATAGAAAATACTTTGACCATGAGGCATTTTGTCGAATAGATGGACGTGCTCACTCACTAAGTGGATATGGTGGTGGTGGTGAGGATTGTGAAACAGTTGATGGAACTGAATATTTTATATATAGACAAAATTAATTGTAATTACAAAGGAAGTATAAGGAGAATAAACCAATGAACACAGCAGCTAAACAACCACAACAAAGACCCTCAAAAGTAACAAAGTTACCATTAACACAAGAGACATTTAATATTCAGATTCACAGGAAAGTAATCAATCAAGGTAAAATCATTCACCATAACAGACTATTAATTCTAGGTTTGATCATCTCACAAATAGCTCTAGTATCTTGGAGCATCTGTACAATTAATCAAATCAATGATACTAAAATAAATCAACAGATTATCAATGAAGAATCAATCCCAACAACAGCACCTAAATTACAAGTAATACCGGCTTCAGAGCTTATTTGATTTACATAAATAGTAGTATATTTTTATGTAATTCATATCACCTCAAACATATACATAACAACCATTACAAACCATTGAGGGTAATAGGTAGTAACAAGAATCACACAGGAGATCTAAACAATGATAATATTCAAAGCATACCAACTAAAAAAAGCTATAGACATAATTAAACAATACAAAGTAACTCATGTAAACTTTCACATATCAAGTAAAATAATGATCTTAACAGCTTACAAAGATGATCGAATCATCAAGCATAAAATATCAATCATAAACAATCTACAGCTTGAATATAAATTCTCAACATACTTGGACAGCCTAACATGCTTTACAGCTGGTGTAGAAGATATAGGAATGATTGATATAACAACTCACAGCTGCATGTTGCAGATTCCTAAAACTGGTAACTTACAATATTTAATAAGATTACCATATCAGGAGCATAAACTCAATGACACCAATCAACTAACCATGCTCAAGCTAGACAGAAAAGCACTAGCAAAAACTCTCAAAGGTTTAACAGATAATAAGGTTCAGATCATAACCTTCAACAAACATATTGAGATCAAGGACAGCAACACAACCTATGTAATACCAATTAATTAAGGAAAAACTCATGAATTTTAACGATTTAACACAAGAAGTATTTAACATATATTACAGCCAATCTAAAAGCTACAATGTAGTACAAGGCAAGGCTAATGAGCTTATAACAATCATTGGCAAAAGTAAGAATATTAAATCAATAGATCACCAAGCCATACAAAAAGTAATTACAACTTTAAGATCTAATAATAATTCTCCTGCTACAATTAATAGTAAATTAGCATTATTATCTAAGATCCTCAACCATGCATACAATGTAAGATACATAAGCTCAAAACCTTTGATAACCTATGCTAAGGTACATAATGAGAAAATAGCTTGGATTGATCTAGAGTTAGAACACAAAGTCATAGGACATTTTGTATCTAATCAACAACAACTCATAGCAGATCTTGTACCTTTTGCTATCAATACAGGTATGAGAATAGGTGAGATCATAAACCTACAACCTGAGCATATTGACAGTGGATACATAAGAATTTGGGATAGTAAAAATAATATCTCAAGAAGTATTCCTATGAATGATATTGTTAAATCCATAGTTAAGTTAAATCCTGATCTCTTTACTATGCTAAATTATGATAAAGTTAGATACCAATGGAATCAGATGCAAGCTGCATTGGATATACCTGATGTAACCATTCACACATTAAGACATACATTTTGCAGTAGATTAGTACAAAAAGGTGTACCTTTAACAGTGATACAACAGCTTGCAGGACATACAACCATAACAACAACCTTGAGATATACTCACCTAAAAAATGAGAATCTTGAGGATGCAGTTAATTGTTTATAGTTAATATAGCATATATTAAGTCGGTTAATGTATACCATATTAAACATTAAGAAAATAAAGGAGAATTTAATGAAAGATAAAATTTATTGTGTAAACTGTAAGCATTTTATGCAACCATGCATGCCTAGATTTATAGATGGTGGGTTTCCAGTACCTCCAATGGTAATACAAATACCTTATGGTATTCCTTATTGTACTCACACCAATGCAACTTATACGGTTGATACTGCTATAAAAGAAGAAACACATCAACAAACCTGTGAAAGTAGAAATGTAAATAATGATTGTAGTGACTTTGAGAATAAAGAACTTGAAGCAAAGATCTTAAAAAGCAAATGGTATAGTAAATTTATAAAAATATTAAATCAGCCCATAAATCTATAATATCAACAACCATAAATCTAAGCATGATAGCATACCTTTAATTAACTTGAGGTATGCTTAATGGTAGATTCTTAGTTAAAGCATATTAACATAAGTAGAATCATGAGCTGGATACCTTAGCTTGAATATTTAATACAATTATTAGATTGAAATAATACAAATGAATTGTTTGGCTTATTTCATCTTTGTTATAATTTAATATAGACTTTATAATACAAAGGTTATATTAAACTATTACCAAAGTAATATAAGCAATATAATATTATTATGTTAGTTGTTTAATTATTAAACTTATATAATAATAACTATAATAATTATATTAATTATTATTAAATATTTAATATTACTACGTATATATAAGGGAGTGTTTTTAAGAAACTCTGTTATCAATTGTTATTACTGCATTACAACCCTATTGTAAATTCTTATAATTTTGACTAGGTATAAAGTATTGTTTTTGTTGTGTTAGAGTCATATCAAAAAGACTTTTCACAGCATGGTTATCAGTTTTTTAATACCTTGATTACTTCAGAAATGTGTCAATATAGGTATCTACAGTACCGTAATCAGAACATAAATAAAACCAAGTAACAACTCCATATAATTTCTTATATGAGTTTAAAACGTATGCTTTTATTTTAACCTATAAAGTTATTTTTGTCTAGAGGATTTTAGTGTTGCTACTTCCTTTTCGAGAGCTGTTATACGTGCTTCATTCTTTTCAAATCTATCTCTAGCAGAATTAATTGTTTTATCTAAATGATCAGCAACCATCATTAAATTCAATTGAATCTGAGAAACATTTAACTGAGTATCTGAGTTCATATAAGCAGCTACTGGCTTAATAAAACAAAACAATAAAAGTACAACTATAACGGTGTCTTTACTAAATATTTTTTTAATCATTATTTACTCCTTATTATATTTAATTTTCATATTCATTTTTGCTGAAAGATTCGGTGTTTTCACATATAAATCACAATTAGAAACGTCCATTTGTAATTCTACTAAACTGTGAGCTGTCGAACGTAACAAACCAATTAAAACCTTACGGTCTACAATACTTGATAATTCTCCTTTTTGTAGTTTTTCCTTAATTACAATAATACGTTCTTGATTGACAATCATAGCTTTTTGCTTGGCTACTTCTTGCATTTCAACCCTATAAGTTTCTTGCTCCGGTGTCTCTATAGTTTTCTGTGTCTTTTTCGAGGATAGGTAATTTATAAAAGCAAAAAGTGCAAATATCCCTAGAACAGTAAATATACCAATTATATCTTCATTCATTTAGATATTTTCCTTACTGCCATTCCAAACCACCTCTCCTATTATTTTAATTTCTACATAGTCACAATTTGCAGGTATAATTTCATCTTGATATTTAGAGTTATCACTCATGATTACAAGTGATCCGTCAAGTTTTTTAGTCACACGCTTAACTCTCAGTTCAGTATTATTTACAAGAATAACAAATATACCGGTATTGCCTAGCTTTTTAGATTCATCTACCATTAATAAATCTTTATCTTTAATTGTAGGATCCATAGAATCACCATTTGTAAATATTAGATGTAAGTTTTTAGGATCTGCCTTGAGTACATTTTTAATCCATCTCTCATCGAAATAAATACACTCACTCTCTGGCTCTTCACTTAACCATGTTCCAGCACCAGCTGCTGCACCTATGTTATATAAAGGTATTGGAATACATATAGGCTTGCTTGGACTGCCTTCACCTAGCATAAACCATTCAAAGCTTTTATTAAATATGTCAGTAAGCTTCTTTGCAAACTCCGGCTTTAGTGTTGTTTTACCTAGCTCTACTTCTGCAATTTTGGATTGCGGTACACCTATCATTGATGCTACCTTTTGTTGCGATATGTCATTATTTTCTTTCCTTATTTGTTTAAGGCGATTTCCCTGTGTCATTGAATAGCTCCTATGTTTATAAAAATAATCATACAAATTTGAATTAAAACTATTGACATAATCTGAAAATCGTGTTACAATAATATTATAAACAGATTGCATTGATTAGAAAATTCAATTTATATAGATATAGTGTTAGTTTAACACAAAAATTATATAAATCAATACAATTACAGTATAAATAGGTCAAGTGGATAAACAAAACGTTACAATTGAGAAGAAGAAGGAGAAAAAGAAATGAGTGGACAAGGAACAACTGAAGTACAAAGTATTGAGAACTTTGTAAACTGTGTAGGACAAACAACAAAACCTCAACTAAGAGTAGTTAAGAATGGTTTAATCCCAGTATTTGAGAATGGTAAGAATTTAGAAGTATCTAGTGAGGATTTACACAAAGGATTAAAATTAAAAAGACAACACGCTAATTGGATTAAAGACCAAGTTGAAAAACTGGAATTAGTTGAAGGTATTGATTATCGCTCACTTAACATAAAAGTTAAACGAGCAATTGGAGCAACTTCAAAGACAATTTACTACTTCCCAATTGACATAGCAAAAGAAATTGCAATGATTTCATTAACTAAAATGGGAAAATTAATTAGACAATATTTTATTAATACTGAAAAAGAATATCGTGAAGCACATTCAAAGAACCCATTAATTGGAAAAAGTCCATTAGAGCTTCTTGAATATTCAGTGGTTGAACTAAAAAGAAAAGAATTAATCATACAAGAACAAGCTCAACAAATAGATACAATGAAGCCTGTAATGAAATTTGTAAATGATTTCTTCAAAGAAGATGTTAAAGATATTAATTTTAATACAATGGCTAAATTATCAAAATTTATAAATCCTGAAACTGGTAGATTTCTTGGTGGAAAGCTTTTAAAGGATGCTTGCGTTGAGCAAGGAATAGTAAACATCAAGGACAGAACACCTAATCAACTTTATATAAATAAAGGTTATTTCAAGGTTATTTATAAACACATGTGGTTTGATGGTTGTGAGAATAAAGTACCAACATCTTTAATTACGCCAAAAGGTCAAAGATGGTTATATAATAGATTATCTAATGTTTTCAGTAGTGTAGCTTAACTAAGTATATTAAATTTAAAGTGTAGGAGTATTTAATAGGCAGATAAATGCCTTATTTGTAATGAGAGAAAATAAGTAGAAGGAGAAACGAGTATGATTAAGAATGTTGTAACATCACCAATTAGTGGTAAAAAGAAAGAACAACCATCACCTAAAATGCATTGTGCATCTTGTGAGCATCTTCAGGCAGCTGATAGTAGATGCCCTGTATTTAAAAGACACGTAGAACCATCTTACAATAGATGTTTTGCTCATACTTGTTATGCTCAGAATCCTATTAAAGTTCAAGATTGGGGTAACACAGTTCAACCTACTGGTGGATTAGTTGATATTTCAGCCTAACCCAACACATTCTTTATAGGAGTTTAAAGCGTATATGACAATAGAACAACAAATAGAGCTTGAGAAGCGTATGACTCAAGCCTCGGTTGAGTATTATCAAAATGGGTTAGAAAGAGCTAAACAATCAGAAACTTTTTCAACAACACCGGTAGCTACAAAGATACTTCAAGGAATACTTGATAGATTTCAAGCCTCTATTGAAGAGTATGTAGCTCAGTATGGTAAAGGTAATGCGGTTAAATCAACATTAGCAGCAAGAACAATTCAGAGATTAGATTCAAGAGTTGTTGCTTACATAGCAGCTAAGACAATATTAAACTCAGTATATTCAGTAATTAAGGTACAAAAAG